AAAGCTATCGTCTTGAACTGCATCCACACCTAATGTAAACCAAACTTTATTTAACCCCTGTTGCAGATTGGTTGTCGTTGAGTTTCCCTCACCTGTAACCACCACACTACCTGCTGTGGTTACACCTGTAATTGTATCTACTTTTAATTGACTTGCCATTATGCTAAATCCCCATGTATTGTTACTGAATGGTCTGTGTCACTGTCAGATAAAGAACCACTTGATGCAGTAAACATAAAAGTTTCAAATTCACTAGCAGAAGCATCTCTAATTGCTGTACCACGATTATAAGAATCATCATGGTTACTTATATTACCTACTGCTGCAGTAGCAGAACTAAAAGCATTAGTAACAGCCAAAGTATTTTTTCCTGTAGAACCATCAGTTACTGAACTTACATTAAGAGCAGCATCTGAATCAGAAGCACCTGCTAAAGTTAAATGTGCAGTTACTTTAGCTAATCCCTTTTGCAAATTAGTTGTTGGACTTCCCTCACTTTGAATAGTAATAGAACCTGCAGTGCTTTTTCCCTTTATAGTATCTACATTTAATTGACTTGTCATACAATGCTCCAATAACCATTAACAGTAACTGTTGCTGATTGTGTTATAGGACCTGCCGAAACCCCGTTTTCATCACTATCTATTGTTATGTCTGCACTTATTGTCTGACCATTTAATCTTATAATACTATTGTTTCCTTTGAAGGGGTATCTTGTATCTGATTCTGTTTTTGTATATGAGTTAGCTACAGAGAACGTATCGTAGACTATCATCTCAACAATATCATTTAAAGTTGCACCTGTTCCCAATACAACAGATGTTCCTGTTGTTGCTGTATAATCAGTTCCTGCTTTAAGTAATACACCATTCTGGTAAACATCCATATACAAACTATCTGGATAACTTAACGTAAGTGAATTAGCGTCACTACCAGTAAATGAAGTTTGACTTGCAGTTGCTTGATATACAAATCTACTTCTTACTCCAAATTGTTCTGACCTTCCTATGTACGGCATTATGCTAAGTCTCCTACATTTGCTAACATACCGGGAGCTTGGTCTGAGTAACCACCACTCTCACTAGAATTTGAACCAAATTTGGTTCTATAATCTCTAGCTGATGCTGATAAAGCCGTTCCATTACTTACAGCATCACTGCTGTTTAATTGTGTGTCTATACACAATCCATTTTGTCCTCTAGCAGTGGTATATTGGTTTTCTGCCATCCCAACACTACAATAAACTGTATTATTAAAGTTATTAGTAAAAGATGTTGTAAAATCACCCGTAGAATTATCAGTTATAGATGATTGATTAAAAGATTCTTTTACGGTGTTTGCATCTTGGTTATACATAGTAAAATGTTTAGTCAGCCCTTGTATAACACTTGTAGTTGCTGAACCACCATCAGCGGTAGCAACTAAACTTGTGCCTAAACTTCCTAAACCAGAACCAATAACTTGTGTTAATGACATTCACTACCCCTATGCGTAAGGACTTGTTCCTAATGTACTTGTGTCCCAAGCTGCTTTTAACTTTGTAATCGTATCTGCGTCTGATATTGCTTTTGCAGCAGGTGCGTCTCTCAATGCAGTTTTAGCATTTTTAGCTGCTGTTTGAGCAGAACTATCTCCTGCCTCTAATGCTTTCATAAAGGCAACATCTTGTGCTTCAAGTAAAGGTGTTCTTACTTCTCTTATTTTATCTTTAAAAATTACTTTAGCTGCTGTTACATCTTCTGTTATTGTTTTACCAGATAAACTCCAAGCATTTCTAAAATGTCTGTCCGATGGTACAGTAGCGGTAGAGGCATCTATGCTATTACCATCTTTATCCATTATCATTGTTTTCGCCATATTAAATCTCCTATGCTACTTTTTGGCTTTTATTTACATTTTCATCAATCTTCCAAGCATTACGCCATACTCTTGTCGATGGAAGTTGATCTTTTCTACAAATTACTAATCTTGGTCTATTAGCTTTTTCGTAATCTCGCCACACTCTTTGTGGTATATCTTTCATAATTAAATACTCTATTGCCTTTTCTTCTGTCATCGCTTCAATCGGTTTTGTATTATGAAGCAAGTAACCTCTTGTATGTTTTTTAAAATCTGGTTTTGCTTCATCTTTAGCTAATTCCCAATATACCTCAACTGGAGGTAAAATACCACCTTGCAATGCACAAGCCATCCAATTAGGGTCAGGCACAGTTACCTTTGCACATTCTTCTGGGTTATCGGGGTCTTCCCATACCACACGATAATCAGATTGTTTGCCTTCTAACTTTTCTTTCGCCCAACACAATCTGTCCCATAAGTGTGTGCCTTGAAAGTCTGGTGTTTTTATTTTTGTCATGCTAAATCTCCACAAATTTTCATTTCTGCGTGTGTTATATTGGACTCTGTTGCACTTCCATCATTTGTGTTTAGTAATCTTACTTCAACTGCACCTGCTGCTTTGCTAGGACTTTGAACCATATATCTATCGTTTAATCCTGTAACAGTCATTCCGATGCTTGATGAATATAAAGCATTACTAAAAGCATTGGTAAAGTGTATTCCATAGTCTCCACTTCCATCATCATCTACAGAGCTACAGTTAAAGCTATCGTCTTGAACTGCATCTACTCCTAAGGTAAACCAAACTTTATTTACACCATTAAAAATGTAACTCGTATCAATAGACTTTTCTGTATTCGTATTCTTTGAATCAGATGTTGTTAATGTATCAAATGCTATCGTTCCGTTTGCCATTATGCTAAATCCCCACAAGTTATATTAGTTGAACTATCTCCATCTGCAAGACTTCCTCCCGCTGTGTAACTCAACATATCAATCATAGAAGTAGAACTATTACTTTCAGGTCCTGATGAAAATAAAGCTTGTGTGCCACTATCTATACAAATAGCTCCTGTTGCATGAAAAGCATTATTAAAATTATTTGTAACATTCACCTCATACTGACCTGCCGCAGAATCAGTTATGCTACCTACGTTAAAACTATCTAATGCTTGTGTGCTGCCACTATCTCCCTTTTGATCATAGTGAAGCCAAACTTTTACCAACCCTTGTTGTAAATTAGTCGTGGTAGAATTACCCTCTCCTGTAACAGAAATAGAACCTGCTGTGGTTGTGCCTGTTAAAGTATTTGTCTTTATAGTGCTCATGCTAAACTTCCTAAAACTTGTGTGCTAATAAATTCTTCATCTCCTAAGCTATTACCATCTCCTGCATCATAAGATTGAAAAGGTATAGCACTTGCACTATGCGTTCCTCTTTTATCTCTTTGAAAACAAACATCTCTTGTGTTAGTATCACCACTGTTATGATGACCTAATCCACTGAAACAAAGGTCTGTTGTTCCTGCCATAGCAGATGTTAAGTTTTGGTCGTATAATCCTGTAGAAGTGTCTGTGACACTTGATACATTAAAACTCGCAGTAACTGTAGGTCCACCTTGATTAAAAAATAACCAAGATTTAATTGCCTCTTGTCCTGTTAATGTTACTGCACCACCACTTCTGCTTTGAACTGTGTCTACTTTAATTGTGCTCACGATGTTACCAACCTTCCACCACTTTCAACTGTAAGTGTAACACCAGATGCAACTGTAAGTGGACCTGTAACTTGAGCATTTTCTGTTGCAAGTATAGTTACATTAGATGTTAAACTTTGTGCATTAGTTCTAAACATACCACCATTTTTAAAATTACCTTTATTTTCTGCCGCAGGAGTTACAGTGCCTAAAGCTCTCCCAATAAACATAACAAAAATGTTATTACCAGCGTTAGAACTTGGAGCCGCACTAAATGTTAATGTTGTTCCATCTGGAACTGTATATGCTCCAGTGGGTTCTTGAACGACACCATCAACACTAACAATAATTTCTTGTGGAGAGTTCACAGTTTCACTTAAAGTAAATGTAGTAGTAGAACCATCCCCACTAAACTCTTGTCTTGTAGACAAACTTTCAAATTGATTTACAGGACTAGAACCAAGAAAAGGCATTATGTAATCTCCATAATAGATAAAGCAATATCAGTAGCACCAGATGCAGTTAATTTTAAAACATCAGTTGTCTCCATAACAACTTTGTTACCTGCTAATAATTCCAAAGAAGAACCTGCTGGTATAGGTGCATTTGTTACAAGTTCAACATTTTGGTTAGCTTCATTGTTAGCTCCTGCTCTACTTGATGTGTCAGACTCTATTGTTACAGTTGCCGTAACTTGACTTGATGTTGTGTTGCCTAACATGATACCTAAAAGAACAGTTGTTGTAGAGCCTGCTACTGTGTAAATAACATCTGCACTTGTAACACCTGCCTTTGTAACTAATTTAAATGTATTTGCCATATCTTATCCTAACGCTATTGCCAATGCTGTTGCATCATCTGTTGAAGCTGCTCCTGCTGTTATACCTAAATTAGAAGGAGTTATTTTTTTCAAAACACCTCCATCATCCACTAATACAAAATCGGCATCACTACTAGATGTAGTAGTAGTTGCAGCATCTGAGTTTGCTGTTGTTATTATAGTGTTTCCTTCAATACTTACAACTCCAGAACTTGCTCTAGCTATTGTTGTATCAGAAGCATGACCTAACTCAATATTACCTCCAACATCAACATCACCAGTTGTTGTAATAGTGTCTATAAAAGCA